GCACCAACTCCTGATGGAGAATATACCCTACAGCTAACTTACTATGCTAAAATATCTGCATTAAGTGATTCCAATACAAGTAACTTTGTATCAGTCTCACACCCAGATGTTTATTTATATGGTGCACTAAAACACGCTTCTATCTTTTTAATGGAAGACGAAAGAATACCAATGTTTACCCAACAGTTTGAGAAAGCATTAGAAGAAATGAGACTCGAACAAGAGAAAGCTGCATTTGGTAAAGGTTCTTTAATGATGAGAAGAAGAACTTACGGAAAAAGACAAAAGAAAAATTATTACTACGGTAATTAATAAAGGAGAATAGAATGGCTGGATTTTCAGATTATTTAGAAAACAAAGTTGTTGGTCATGTGTTTGGTGGATCAGCCTATACAGCTCCATCAACTTTATATGTAGCATTATATACATCGGCACCATCCGATACTGGTGGTGGAACAGAAGTTTCTGGCGGAGCTTATGCAAGACAAACAGCTGCTTTTACTGTAACTGGTAATGAGGCTTCTAATACATCAGCTATAGAATATCCAACAGCTACAGGCGATTATGGTACTGTTGTTGCGGTGGGCGTTTTTGATGCTTTAACTTCTGGTAATTTACTTGCTTATGGTAATCTTACAACAAGTAAGACTGTTTCTACTGGAGATGTATTTAGATTTAATGCAGGCGCTATAGATATAACTGTAGCGTAATATCATGGCTTCAGTAGGCTATGGTTTTGGTGGATACGGCAAGTCCTATTGGGGAACACCACAATTTGAATTAGCTGAAAGCACTATAAATGCTACTACCAATTTAACAGCTACAGGTACACAAATTGATGTAGGTGCATCATCTATATCAGCAACATCCAACCTTACTTCAGATGCTTCTGTTATTAAGTTTGGTGTATCTGATATATCAGCAACATCTAACTTAACAGCGGTTGGAACACAAATTGATATTGGTGGCGTTATTATGGCGGCATCATCAAGTCTTAGTGCAACAGGCACACAAATAGATATTGGTGAATCAAATATCACCGCATCAACAAACGTAACTGCTACTGGTGTCTTTATTGTATCAGCAGCAAGTCAAATCAATGCTTCAAGTGACTTAGTTGTTGCTGGTTCATTGGTTCAATTTGCTCAAGCAAGCATAGAACAAATAAGTGGTTTTTCTGCGATAGGTGGTTTAAAATGGGAAGACCAATCTGTGACAGATAAAAATTACACAGATCAGTCTGTACCATCAACAAATTGGACAGACATAAATGTTACTACAACTACCTATTCTGATCAGACAGTAACAACAACAAACTGGACAGAAGTATCCAACAATAATGATACCTGGACAGAAGCAGCATAGACAGGAATTAAATTATGGCAGATACATTTACAACGAATTTAAACTTAACCAAACCAGAAGTAGGCGCATCTACTGATACTTGGGGAACAAAGCTAAACGCTGACCTCGATTCACTTGATGCAATCTTTGCCTCCAATGGTACTTCAGTAGCATTAAACTTAGACGGAGCAGTCATTGATAGTTCTATCATTGGTGGTACAACTCCAGCTGCGGGAACATTTACAACTTTATCTGCCAGCACAACTCTTATTGTAAATAATACCGCTAGTTCAAGCTATGGAACTATTGAAGTATCTGGAACTACAGGAGCTTTTATAGATTTAAAATCTCCTAGCTCTGATGATTTTGATTTAAGAATAATTACAACAGGTACAGGAGGTAAAATTACTGCTGCATCTGGAGGAACAGTAGATTTACAAGTAGCTAATTCAACTGTTTTAAGTACAGCATCTACTGGAGTAGCTATAACAGGAACTCTTAATGCTTCAGGCACAATTACTTATGGTTCACTATCAGATGGAACTATAACTATCGCTAACTTTATTGACGATGATACTTTTGGTACTGCAAGTGCTACAACTTTAGCAACTTCAGAATCAATCAAAGCTTATGTAAATAGCCAGGTAGCTACAAAAGATACCCTTGCAGAAGTATTAGCTGGTGGTAACACTACAGGTGGTACAGATATAGTTTTAAGCTCAAGTAACATTACAGGTACAGGTAATATAGACGTAACAGGTACAGCCACAATGGACGGGTTGACTGTTGATGGTACAGGAGACTTAGGAACGATTGGTAATGGTGCTTTTAATCAAGCTGCTGCTTTAGGATTTCAAAGTGATAGAGCATTCTTTGGTTACTCAGCTTCGCAGGGTGCTTTGATACAGTCGGGTAGTGGTAAAGCTGTTTTCATTGAAGTTAATAGCGACACGTTAGACGGTGGCACAAGAGCTGCACAGTTTGCATCCAACGGAGACATCTCCTTCTACGATGATACAGGAACTAGCCAAGCTCTATTCTGGGATGCAAGTGCTGAATCATTATTTATAGGTGCAACTTCTGCTTCAGCTTTAAATAGCTTTAGTGATGATTTAATTATATCTAATACAACAGCAGGAACAGGAGCTGGAATTAGTATTGTTTCTAATGCAACTAATGGTTACTCAAGTATACATTTTGGTGATACTGACGATGCAGATATAGGAAGAATACAATACAACAACGCTACAAATGAGATGACATTTAGAACTAATACTTCTGATGCCATAACTATTGATAGCAATCAAAATGTTGGTATTGGAGCTGATAATCCCGCCTCTTTATTACACATAGAATCTGCTTCAGCACCTACATTAAGAATTGATGACTCAGATTCAACTAATGCACTTGAGATAGCACAAGACGGAGCTAATGGTTCCGTTCTATTAAAATCTGCTGGTGAATTATCATTAGGTGCAGCAAATGATAGTTCTACAGATGCAGTATCTTTAAAAACAAGAAATCAAACTAGATTGTATGTTAAAGAAGATGGCAACGTTGGAATTGGAACCGATAGTCCTGATGCTATGCTTAGAATTGACCAAGATAATGTTGCTACTGGATTAAAAGTTACAGGTGGTAGTGGTGGAATAGCTCTTGCAGAGTTTACTCGTGATATTGGTGGAACAGGAACAGTAGAAATAAATGCTAATTCTGGCGACCCTCAGATTAAATTTGCTTCAGCATCTAACACTTTTTCAATAGGTGCTAATAGTAGTATTTTTGAAATTGCAGATAATGAAACTCTTGGTACTAATACTAGATTTACTATTAATTCAGGAGGCAACGTTGGAATTGGGGTGACTAGTGCTGATGCTAAATTAAATATAGATACATTATCTGACCAAGGTATTGTAATCTTTAGGTCTACTAGTAATGCTAATTTTGGAGCAATAGAATTTAGACAAACTGATAATACAGCTATAAATGGAAGAATTGGTTTTAATACAGACCAATTAAGATTAGACGGTACTGATGAAATTCTTTTTGGAACTGGTGATAGTTATACAGAAAGAATGCGTCTTGATGAATCAGGAAATCTTACTGTTAGTGCAGGCAATAGTTATACTGACAACGGAACAGGTGGTGGAAGCGGTGTTAGAATCAAAGATGTTGGTGGCACAAGAGGTGAAATAGGAATAGAAAAAACTGGCACAGGTGCGGCTGGAATGGTTTACTTCTACAACGGCAATGGTGAAGTTGGTAAAATCATAACAGATGGTAGTGCAACATCTTATAACACTTCTTCAGATTACAGATTAAAAGAAAATATAGATTATGACTTTACTGCTCTTGATAGAGTTGCACAATTAAAACCAGCTAGATTTAATTTCATAGCTGATGCAGACACAACAGTTGATGGTTTCTTAGCACACGAAGTACAAGACATAGTTCCAGAAGCTATATCAGGTGAAAAAGATGCAGTTGATAATGAAGGTAATCCTGAGTATCAAGGCATAGATCAAAGCAAACTTGTACCTCTTTTAACTAAGTCCATACAAGAATTAATAAATAAAGTTGAATCACTAGAAAGTGAAATTGCTACACTAAAAGGAGAATAAAAATGGCAAATACATATACATGGGATTGTAAAACAGTTGATGTTTACCCAAATCACGACAGTCACTCAGACGTTGTTTACAACGTGCATTGGCGACTAAACGCAGTAAGCGACCAAACACATGAAGATGTCCATTACACAGCTTCATCTTATGGTACACATAGCGTTAATGCAGATGATATAGAAAACTTTGTACCATTTGCTGATCTTACTAATGATTTAGTAAGTGGTTGGGTGATAGACGGAATGGGTGAAGATGAAGTTGCTAATATCAAATCAGGATTAGACAACAACATTGCTGACCAAATCAATCCAACAAGCGAAACAAAAACACTAGAAGGTTAATAATGCCTTTACTACCAGTCACCCCTCCCGCTGGAGTAGTCACCAATGGAACAGACTACGCTAACAAAGGGCGTTGGACTGATAGTAATTTAGTGCGTTTTCAAAATGGTTTTCTACGACCTATTGGTGGTTGGGAAAAAATAAGAAATACAGCTTTAACAGGTACGCCAACAGGAATGTTTGCGTACATTACCAATGCTGGTAAAAAAGTTTTAGCCGTTGGAACAAGACAAAAGATTTTTGTTAACCATGACGGAACTTGGTATGACATTACTCCTTCTGGTTTTGTGTCTGACCAATCAACCGACCCACTTGGATACGGTGCATATAACTATGACGTTGAAGACTACGGAGATGCTAGAAGTCAATCTGGTTTATTCTTTGATTCTAAATCATGGTCTTTTGATAACTTTGGTGAAGACTTACTTTTCTGTTGTGCAAGTGATGGCAAGATTTATAAATGGTCACCTTCTGCACCCTCAACTATAGGCTCACAGCTAACTAATTCTCCAACAGGATGTTCTGGTGTTTTAGTCACCAACGAACGTCATGTGTTAGCTTTAGGCGCTGGTGGCGATCCTAGAAAAGTACAATGGTCATCAAGAGAGGCAAGCACTACCTGGACAGCTGCATCAACGAATACAGCTGGTGATTTACAAATACCAACAGGCGGTAGAATACTAGGTGGAGTTAAGTGGCAAACAGATGTCATTATTTTTACTGATACAGGTATCGCAAGACTTTACTATACTGGTTCTCCTTTTATCTATGGTATTCAAGATGCTGGTACTAACTGTAAAGCTGCATCTCCTAGAACAATCGTAACGGCTGGTAACTTTTTGGCATGGATGGGGGAAAACTCATTCTTTGTTTTTGATGGTTCAGTTAAAGAAATTAAATGTGATGTGCATGACCACATCTTTGATAATATTAAATATCAATACAGACGTATTGCTTGTGGTGGCCACAACTCTAACTTTAATGAGATATGGTGGTTTTATCCAGTTGGTGATGCACAAAAAAATCCAAATAAATATGTCATCTGGAATTATGTCGATAATGTTTGGTCAATCGGTGAAATGGATAGAGGATGTTGGATAGACCAAGGTGTCTTTGATTATCCGATTGCATGTGATTCCCTTGGTAATATTTATCAGCACGATAGCACAACATTAAGTAATTCAGAAAATTTAGGAGCAGCCGTACCCTACGCACAATCAGGACCTATCGAAATAGGTAACGGTGATAACTATGTGCAATGTAATCAAATACTTCCCGATGAAGAAGCAAATACATTACCTGGTGTTGTTATAAGTTTTACAGGAAAATTTACACCCCTTGGAGCAGAAACAGATTTTGGTAACTTTACTTTTAATAGTGATGGTTACACCGATGCAAGATTTACAGCCAGACAAGTTCGTATGAAAGTAACTGGCGATACCGACCAAATGTTTCAGGTTGGTAATATACGATTAGATTTAAGAAACAGAGGTCGTAGATAATGGCAAGAAGAACGCTAACACGACCAAGTGAAGATTACGATAAAAACTATCTTAACTATTTAATATCAGAGATAGAATATCAAACAGGTATGACTTTCAACAAAGGTGAAAGAATACAAATTAATGGTGGCGATGCCACCGAGTTAGTATTGGTTAGTCCAAATGGAACAAAATATAAAGTTAGTGTCGCAGATGACGGATCACTCTCCACCTCCACAACAGTCTAAAGAAGACTGGGAAGTAGAGTTTGACAGGTTAGAGCATCATATTATTCGTGCATTAAAGCACCAAGATATGTATAATTTAACTGATATTAAAGAAAAAATAGGCCAAGGAATGTTTCATATATGGCCTGGTAAAAACTCTGTAATGATAACAGAGTTTGTAGAATATCCCAGAGTGAAAGTAATGAATTTAATATTCTGTGCTGGGGACTACAAAGAGCTAGAGTCAATGTTACCTAGCTTCGAACAATTTGCAAAACATTTTGGATGCAAAAGAATTTATGGTGGTGGGCGAAAGGGCTGGCTACGCAAAATAAAACATCTTGGCTTTGAACAAGAATATCTGGTTAGAAAAGAATTATGAGTAAAGGAAAAACTGTAACAGAAACGACAACTGATCCAGCACAAATGGCAATGTATGAGGACCTTTATGGTAAAGCCAAAGGTATTGCTCAACAACCTTTTGTACCATACACAGGCGGAAGGGTAGCTGGATTTAACCCAGACCAATTACAAGGCTTTGATGCAACAAGAGGCATGTTTAATCAGTCAATGGGATTTGATCCTAGAAGTCAATTAAACAACTTAGCGAATATGTCTACACCAAGTGTCAATTTACCATTTGGTTATAATCAACCACAACCTTCTCCAATCTTACAACCAGCACCTATGCCTATTACTGGCGGTGGTGGTAGACCAACTCCACCTCCATCAATCGGTGGTATCGGAGGCGGTGGACCTGTTATGCCTTCTTCTGGTCAAATGATGACTGGTAGACAAAGCCTTGTTAATCAAGGTTTGATGGGAGAGTCGAATCAAAAACCTATACCACCTATGTCAATCGATAGAATAATAGACAGACCTGGAGTAACTGTTCCTAGACCTGACCCAATAAAAATCGGTGGACCAGTTAGAAGAGGACCTCAACCAACACAAACAAATCCATTTTCACCAACACAATTAGGTTCAGCTGCAATGCAAGATACAGCTACAGTTAGACCTGTAGAAAGATTTGATGGAGCTAAT